AGACGGAATGTTACTGGGAATGGAGTTGGGGCTGATCTAGCTAGTGTGAAAGCTGATTGCTGTACTGAAAGGACGCGACGCCCGTAGTACACACGCTCTGATCTTGCCACGTTTTGCTCTGCAAGCAAAGTACCTGAGCTTAGTCTAGTTGGTGCTTGACCAACTGCAATAAGCTGACGCTCTGTTGGTGCAATACCAAGAGCACCTGCTGCAAGACCTAGTTCGGTCTTGTGAGCATTTCCTGCTCCGCTCTTAATAATTGTATTATTCTGAGTGATTGCAGAGTTATTTGTTGGATCGTCTGGCTGTCCGAATACTACTAGAACGTTCTCTAGTGTGCCTTCTGACATTTCAGTTGCGATCATAACCTCCATAGCAGACTTGAACAGCTTAGCTGTATCGAGCAGCTGATCCACTGTTACTGAATCGAATGTTGGGTTGTAAGTAATCTGCAAACCATTGTTTGTAAATCCTACGTTTCTGTAATAGAAAGTACCAGAGTCAATGTTATTTAGTGTATCTGTATATGATGTTCCATTTACAAATGCACCTGCATTAGCTGATCCTGGTTCTGAGTTTTCGTATGATCCGTATCCTGCTGTTGTTGAATCGATATTCGAAATAAACAACGGAGACGCACCTACGAGAATGTTTCTAGCATTACCTGTATTTTGTGCCATATTGTGTTTCCACCTCCTGGAATTCTTTGGTTATTAAATTGTAAAATCAAATTTTAAATCTTGGCTGGCTAGGCCTCTTCCCTCTTGGTACAATTCTATGCCATTAAGGGTAAAAAGGCAAACCCTAAAGGAACCTGCCTTGACCGTCTGTAATTCTTGAATACTTTATCTCTAATATAACCTCAGCAGAGAAAAATCCCTGAAGCTCTTCTGATGGAGCTGTAGGGGAAATATCTGCAACCCAAATGCTATGGAACTTAAACTTATCTGAAAGCCCTGACCATTGATTTATGTCTCTGGCAGACTCGTCCATTCTTCTAAACTCATCAGTCATATAGTTTCTGATTTCATTAATATCTGCTACTGAAGTTGAGTATAGAGTAAACAGAATCTGCTCACAGCATATTAGCCAGTTATCCTCATAGGACATTCCTACCTTATCATAAACTATATGTTTCTTACCGCTTAAGAATTGATTCATTTCGGCAGACTGTTGAACTGGAATAATTGGAACTATATTCTCATTTAGGTTATCTGACCAATAGTCGTCCTCGTCAAATATATTTCTTGTAGATAGCTCTTTCCATAGATACTTTCTAAGTTCAATCATTGCATCTAATTTATAGTTAGCCGTCACATTGCACCTCCGAATGATGCTGACAATGCTGCGTCAGCCTGGGATCTAATAGTATTTGGCGAAAATGAATACTGAACCTTTTTAATATCAGAAGGAACGCTTAAGGCTTTAGTAAGGCTTGAGTTAAATATTTTCTGGAAACCAGATCTTTTAATTGATTCGTTTACCAATCTTCCGCTAAAAAATCTTGAGTGTGCTAAATTAAATTGATTTGTTGCTGCTGACCCACCAGGTCTTTTTACTGTAACTGATTTCCCTTTTGGCATAAACACTGTATCTCCATCAACTTTAAAAACAAGTCTGTCTGCATTTTTTGGCCTAATCACCAATGGTTTTCCTTGTTCCATTATAGAAGCTTTATTTACAAATACATGTCTTCTTTTACCAGTTGTTGTAGGCACCATAGATTTTGAAGGAAGAAGGGAGTAGTTAACTCTGAACGATAGTCCTTCATCTGAGATCTTATTAAGTTTAAAAAGTCTTGAAGACTTGTTTCCTGACTTTTTCCATTCATAAACATGATGTAATGATTTAGGTCTTGATCTTGCTAATGCATCAATATAATTACCAAAATCTGTATCTATCTGATCAAACATTATCTTTGTGAATGCTGCTTTAAATTTAGCATTAGTTGTAAGCTTAGATATTACGGCTGCTTCATAGTAGACATATGCTGATATCTGGGCAACTGTACTATCCTTTAATGGTCCGTTTTGATTTGCATGCATCATTCTTTCAAGTCCGCTTGCCGCTTGAATCAGCATTCCGCTATTGTCCAATTTGCTGATTCTCCGATCTCTTCATTGATGAGTTGTATGCAATAACCTTGCCAAATGGGTCTGTTACTGGAGTGGTTCCCATTACTTCAAACACTGTCGGGGTTTCGGTAGGAAAATTTATTTCGTACCAGATAACATTACCATTGTTATCTCTAATATTAGTTACCTTTTCTCTAGGAGTTAATCTATCAGAAGTTCTAACTTGTATAATTTGATCATTTATATACTTATTTGAAAATATCTGCTTGTCGCTAGACCTAGTTGTTGCAGAATTACTTATAACGCCTTTTGCATGACAAGATATAGTTTTATAGTATGACCACTCACGTATGATAGCCCCTGTGTCTAGATCCTGCACCTCAGATTGCTTATAAACATCTAAATGCATAGACAAAATTGAGTCTATCAAGTCGTTCATTATATAATCTCTACTTTTGTTGTAAGTACATAGTCTGCTAACAGCTTATCCGCATAAGCATTTCCTGTACCCGTGTGTGCTTCTCCAGTATACTCAAAGTCCCAGTCAAATGTAGATATTTTCTTTATGTACTTATTTCTCCATACTGTGTCTTTATTAAAATAGTCTTTCATCAATTCAATAGCAGCTAGTTCTACATCGTCTGGAACTTTTTCCCAACCAAATCTTCCCTGAATCTTATATGGAATTCCAGAACGAAAAACTCCATTTCCATAATCATTTATGCTTGGAGGCACCATTCCATTTGCTACATAAACAGTATTATCAACCATGCTTGCACGGTTAATTTTAATACCATATCCAGTTGTAGATATTTCCACTAAATAGTTCCAATTATCTATTTCGTTAATAGTATCTAAAAGTAAAATATCTCTTGCATACAATTCATGCAACGTATTTATTTTTGCTGGTAAAGGAAGTACGTCTGAATCATATCCATAAACAACGTAAACATCATCATATAAATAAAAGCTTTGTCCAGTATGCTGCTCAATTTGTTTACGAGCATATCTTTCAGCTTTAACGAGATCAGAGTATGACCTATATCCAGGATCTGAAGAGTCTGTGCTAAATCCTAAATCTTGAACATGATTAAAATCAACATATGGCGTAACTACATAAACTTCATCTGTCCTAACAACTGAGACTCCAGACATAGAGTATTGCCAGCTTAACTGTAGAGTTCTATTTCTATCAGTAAATTGATATGGAATATTAACGGTATACACACCAGGATTATTTTCATCCGCATACGAAGTAAGGGTTGTAAGCAAGGTTGTGGGTGAAATTGATGGATTTACTGCTACATCCTCTGTAACATCATAAAGTTTTACTAATGGTAAAGAGTCTGGTTCAGAAATGACACCATTCCAAAAAACTTGATGCGATATTGGTGACTGCGTTCTTCTTAATATCTCTGCCATGTTATAGGCCTAGACTAGTTGTAATACTCCTGGACTTCCTTTGGAGTTGCTAATCTAAAGCCCTCCTCCTTATCAAAAATTTCTTGAGCATCTTCTTTATGCATTGCTACAAATGGGTGCTCTTTTGTAAACGTATACCCCATAATATCATACCTAAAGTTAGCTCTGGTCATTCTTACTAATACTGTATCCTCTGGATGTTCCGCCTTTGGATCGAACTTGGGCAATACTTCTACTGACATATCGTCTTCATCTTCTTCCATCTTTTCAATGGTCTTGTTATATACAGACCAAGTTACGCCTTCTTCTGCAAGGGCCGCAATAATATCGGCTTTATTTTTTAAGCCGTCTGTATCAACTGCAAAGTCTTCTGCAATCTTTTTTATTTCTGAAACCTTCAATGTCTCAAATGACATGTAAATCTCCTATTTCTACTCTAAACAATTATAGCATTACTAAATTAAAATGAAAAGCCCCCAAAAATTAATTTGGGGGCCTTTCCAGCTGGTTAGCAATAATTAAATTATGATGCTACCTTAACGTTCTTAACAACGACCCAAGCGTCTGCTTGCTCGATCTGGACGCCAACACGAGTATACATTGTGTACTCAATTGAGTCCTTACGTGGCCAGAAGAAGCGGTAAACAGTTACATCACGCTTGATACCAATAACTACGTTATTTGGGAATGTCAAGTGGATATCTCCGTGATTACCAGTCTCTCCTGAGTAGTCACCATCTTGTGCCTCTGGAAGAAGTGGAACTTCAACAATCGGAATACCGAATGCGAATGGTGCCACATATCCTGCAGGTCCACCTAGTGGTTGAACCTCTTGTCCACGGATAATGCTTGAAGCAATATCTTGTGGAATAGTCTGGTTTGTTCCAATGCTGTTAGCATATAGGAAGTCCTGAATTAAGTTTGATCCTGCTAGGAAGCGAAGATCTGAACGGCGTTGCTTGTACTTACGTGGAAGAGCCTTAAGAGCGCTGTTAAATACAGCACGGCTTACTGCAGCTCCACCAGCATCTACAACATGTCCATATTGCTTTGCCTTCTTTACTACACCGTCAAATGACTTGTACAAAGCATCTGATGTTAGAGCTGTATTTCCGTTAAGAACTACATCCTCAATATCATTTCCTGCTTGTGTTGCCATCATACGTGCAATGTGGTCTTCTAGATCTGGACCCTCAATGTTGTCTTCTAGAGACTCTGTTGATAGTTCCCAATCTAGGCGTAACTTCTTTGTTGTCAAAGAAATTTTTGAGAATGTCACTGCAGCGTTTTCGCTGTTTGTGTTATCTCCTTCTGATGCAAGTTTCATAAGCTTTTCGCCTACGCCCATGCGATCAATTTCAGTTGTATCAGACTTCATTCGGACGGTACGTGCAACTTTACCAATTACGGTAGCGTCGAACATATAGTCTAGGAATCGAGCTGATTGTTCTGGATTAAGTAAACCACCATTGCCATCTTCCGATGCAGTGTGGATTCCTGTTCCTCCAGTGTTTGAAGCAAATGTGCCAGTTACTGTTGTATCGGCAGCTACTGCTTTTTCTAATAATTCATTGCTCATATTTATTTCACCTACCCTTTATTTAAATAGTTCGTTTACGGAACCGAGGAAAGAACCGTTCCA